AGGCATATACTTAGCAAACTCTATGAATTGATTGACGTATACTCTAATGTAAGTTAATGGCAAGGTTTCGATATTCTGGTCTTTTGTTGGAATACCATAAGAGTCGCCTTGTAGTCCGACACCAACACCATAGATGGCACCGTGGTTGTCAGCAGCAAACTTTGCGGCACCAGCACCGTGTCGGCCGGCCAGGTTCGAACCAAAGACAAAGATTTCTCTTAGAGGTGTCGGTGTTCGGCCAATACAGAGTTCACAATCCGGTTCATCACAGGTATCTTCCAACCATTCGTTGGTCTGTTCGTCATAATATGCATCATACTGTTCTGAATATTTCTGGTTCATAATGTTTCATCATCTTTATGCAATGGGCAAATTGTATAGGTTCGTGGTCAGGATCCGGTAAGTTATCACCGTGCCTCTGTTTCAGTTTCTCATAAATGGCCAAGGCCTGTTCATCGGTCATTCTGGAAAGTATCTATTAACAACTACTTCTAAAATTTCCATAACTTGTTCTGCTGTCAATGAATTGTCTTCTGCCAGCCTGTCTTCCAAAGGAATGACATACCAACGCCAAGCATCTTCTTCTTCAACAAACTCATGCCATGCAAACAAACAAACTTCTTCATCTGGACGGTGTTGCACCATATTACCAAATGTGAAAGAATGTGTATCGTGTTCAGGAAAAACAAAACCACGTTTTGCAGAATCTTTATGAATATAGATTGCATATGATTCCATGTTGGTGTTACCATGTTCAACATATTCATACTCACCATTGGCATCTTCAGTTTCTAAATCACCATAACCATCAAATGCAACTTTGATTTCGGAAATAGGAGAAATGTTATCACCAATTTCTGGTTCCAGAACCTCAGTCCTATTTTCTAATAGTTTAATTAAATATTCTTCGAATTTATTGTAATTGTATTCCATTTATACCTCTTTGTAAATATTAGACCAGATTTTCAGTTTCTCTTTTTTGGCAATTCTGGCTGCGTTAATGTTACTGTCAGAAACAATACACTTCTCTACCATAATATCTATCATAGCCAAAAGGTCACCAATTTCTTCTTCCAAACTCTGCATGTTACTTTTGTTTGTAACAGGATGTACAGAGTCGAATCCAAAACGGAAAATCTTTGAGATTGCCTGCGTCACCTCAGCACATTCTTCCTGTGTGATACAGAAAATCTCTTTGGTTTTTTTATCCATTAATAACCTCATTCAACAAAACTTGGTTACCATCACCACCTTGACACCAATTTTCAGCAATATCTTCCGCTTCACTTTCTGAGCGGATTGTAGTTCTTTGTATTACCTTGTTTTCAATATATAAGGCAACTTCATAAACATCAAACTGCCTATCTAGGCCACCACGGTTTAGTCTGGTCACGGTAGCCTTTCTACCTGCGCCATAATATTCTGAATAAATCTCCATAATAACTCCTTATGCAATTAGTCCAATAAAACGATTCAGTACAACACGACTGTTATGTTTGCCATTATTGTACTTCGTAAATGCAGAGGCAATACCTCTGAAGGTTGAGTTTTCTTTAACTTCGAAAGTAGAATCCTCATCGGTATCTAGGCCGTTTGACCGCAAGATATAGTACTCATCATATCCAGTATTCTCCAGAATGGCAAACTTAGATTTTCTAAAGTTGTCCTTCATTTCTTCGTGGTTCATTTGTTTCGGAAACCACTGATGCACTTTACGGTTAAAATCTCTACCATTGATAACATAGAAACCAATAACATTCGAACCAGTTCTTGCTTTCAACAAACGAATGAAAGCATTTGTCTGTGCTTCATAACCATTTTTACCATCAATCTTTTCTTCGTGTTTGGTAACAGGATCACGAATAACTAATCTTTCACACTTCATGTGTACATCTGTTAGTCCGTAATAAGAATCTTTTTGTAAATAACGGTTAGCATTATTACTTTCACCATCTGTTAGAAAAATTGTATTGACAATCTGTAATTTGTTTTTCTTTTGAAATTCAGGAACGATAGTCATTGCATGAACGATTGCTTGGTTCAGGGGTGTGCCTTGCATATGCATCCAATGGGGGAAATAACCACGGACTTTGCCTAGACCAGCCATACAAACTAATGATGAACCTGCATAAGTGAACTCGGAACTAGACATCCTAGATGATAATAGGTTCATCAAACCATAAGGTTTGAAATATATGTCATTTTCTTTTGGTGTTTGTTTGGTTAGTTTTTCTCTATCAGTATCTTCAACAAAAGCGTATACCTCATAAGGTATGTTCATCTTCTTACAGAACAATACCAAATTGATTAATTGTTTCATTGTGTTACCAATGTGGTCGACCATTGAACCAGACCAATCAAGGAACATAACAAGACCATGTGACTTACCACCAGGAACAACAGAGATTTTTTTGAAGATATCTTCACTGAAACCATAAGAGTAAATTTTACTCATATTCAACTCACCAGTTTTGGCTGTTGTTGTACGTTTCAGTTGGTCAGCATTCTTACGCATTTCGAATTCTTTGACAAGGTAGGAAACTACTTTGTTACTTTCATTTCGAATTTTAAGGAATGTTTCTGTTGAAGAACTGAAGTTTTCTTCTTTGTATCTTTTCCAAATATATTTGTGGTCAACAACATCTTTTGGATTAAAATATGGAATATTTGCGTATATAATATTACTCAAACTATTGTCAAAAAGTTGCTTTTCGTTTTCTTTATAGGCAGCATCAGTAAAGGAACGAATCTGGTCTTCTAGACTTACTTTCTTATCTTCTTCTACAGAATCAAATTCATCACCATCAGATTGTTTGTTAGATTCAACCTCTTGTTCTTCTACATCTTCACCATCTTCAAAAGTTTGTTCTTTTGAATTGCCTTGGTCATCAAAATCAACTTCTTCATATTCTGATTCGTCTTCATCTTCACCATCATCATTGTTTTCAGCTTTAGCTTTAGCACGCTTTTGTTCTTCTTCTTCTAATCTGCGTTTCATGTATTTGATAATTTTCTTCGATACATCAATAACATCATCATAGGTTTCGGTGGTTTCAACTTCATTAAGCAAACCACGTTCTTCATCATTGAATTCAATACGTAATGCTGCGCCGCCTTTGCAGTGCAGGTTAATGCGGTCAAGAAAATTCATCTTGTTGATATCTGTTCCTTTGATACCAAAGAAATCTCTACTCATAAGCTCACCATAAGCTTTGACGAATGAATTTTTAAGGCCTGGATATTTGTATTTGATTTTGCGTTCAATACGGGAATCTTCAACCACATTAGATACATCTCTGATAACCTTTTCATCTCTTGCTTTCAACATACCATCCATAGGCGTATAGAGAGCATGGCCAACTTCATGTCCTGTAAAAAGGTCATAAAGAGCACTAGAGATATTTTTATCCAGTACCGGAAGTGTCAAAATCCGATTCTTAACGTCAAAAGATGCTGTTGGTACCGGACGTTGTTCAACAACAAGGTTCTCGGTTGCCATCAATTTGGCTAAAAGTGATTTTGATTCAAGTAATTCCATTATTTTTTCTCAGTCATAATAATAACATTGCCTGTTGGAGTTTCTTCAACTCTCATATTTAACACAGTGCCTTCTTTCCAGCCTGTTTCAGCAAGCAATTCATCAGGAAATTGTAAGATTGCATCGCCGGTGCCGTCATTCGCTTCTTGCAAATCAATAATATATCTCTTACTCATAATATTCCTTCATTTTCCTGTACCAATCTTGGTCATCTTCATGTCCTGATAGTACTGCCCACTTACGGACAACTTCATCTAGCAATTTCCAGTCAATAGGATCTTGCGGTTCTTGTTTTAGCTCAGTGTTTTGCGACATTTTAGTCTCCTACAACAGCAATTTGCGACAAAATTGTCTTTTTCTCATCTTTACGACTGTATTTTACGACATTCTTATGTGCTTGTACAGGCTTGATTGGTGTACGACACACAGGACGTTGTAATTTTACAACAAAACTCATTTTCTTACTCATTTTAGCGCCTCATTTTTGAAATTTCTACAGCTTCCTGACTGTTAAACACAGGAACAGCGTTTGATTTGTGCATTGTTGCTATTCCCATCACTTTTGTGCCAGTGTAAACCTTCGGTGTTGCTTTAGTAGCGACACCGTTACCTGTATTTAATGACGGATAATGCACAGTTTCACGACCGGCAGGTGCCGACAGTTTATATGTTAGTTGATTGCTTTTGGATTTGATGGGTTTCGATGTTTGGTGTGATTTCAACCACGCATCGTATTGTTCACGCACAGCTTTTGGTCCTAGTTTTTTCTTGGACTTTGCGATTCGAACATATATCATCATAAAAATCTCCTAAACAATGGTTGTATTATACACCATCCATCAAAGAGTGTCAATAGTAGTGTTGTTAATTTACAACATCAGTAATTAATTTTTTGGGATTTGTTATATCTTTGATTGGATTCAAAAGACTCATACTCATCGTAGTACTTTTGTTTTCGTTGTTGCTTCTGACGTTTTTTGTTTCTGTTTTCCTCTTGGAAATACTTCTCATCATCATAGTCTCGCTGGTTGCGAAACTTTCCAGAAAATTTAGACACTTTAATTAAACTCCTTGATTAATAATTTCAAATGTTGTGAATGTGATGCCACGAATACGAGCTTCTGGCATATCCTCTACGTTTGTTTCTGAAACATAGATTATATTGGATGCGGGATAACATAGTTTTATAAGTTTTAGTAAATTACAGCAGGTTCCATCAAAATCATTAAAAGCAAACACCTCATCAACATAAGAAATACTTTCTACAAATTCTTTTCTTTGTTCGAATGTACTTTTGGTCCTATTTCGACATAACTCCATATAGGAGTCAGAATGAACTCCTACAACAAGCCAATCACATTTAGATTTGCATGTTTTTAATAATTTAAAATCATTATAAGTTATGTAATCGAATTCACCTGATAAGACAATGATGTTTTCTTTTTTCGTCATGGCAACATGTCTGGAAATGCCTCTTTTACAAATTTATAGTCTAACCCTTTTACTCCCAAATCTTTTTGGAAGATACCCAATATAACTTCTGCTTCCCGTGGTTCAATTGATTCTAACATTTGAATTAGTAATTCATTTCTACGGTGTTCATTTAATTTTTCTGCGGTTGGATCACCAACTCTGAACATATACATTCTACGTATTTGTCCATTAATATTATCATGTGTAATACCAGGTAACATATCTGTTGGTATACGATAATTTTCTGGCAGTTCTTTAATTTTCCATTGAATGTCTGGATGATAAGCCAATTTCAATACATCAACCAATGACTGTGAAAGATTTTTAGAAATTACATCCATTCTTTCTTTTTTATTCTTAGCCAGTTCAAATTCATCAAAAACTTCATATAGCGATTTCATTAAAATTCCCCAATAACATCTATTAAACTTTTCAGTTTGTTTGTAATTAAATAATCCAGTATCTTACCTTTAGGTGCTGGTTTGGTTTCTTCATAAGTATTTATAATTTTAGTCTGTATATCACCTGGTATATTTCTTAGGTCAATCAACGTCTGGTTACGTGAAAAACCGATA